TTTGAAAGCTACTGTGAATAAGAATGTCACTGGCTCAACAAGAGATGGCGTAATTAGCATAGCTCTTACAGGTATGGGTAATAGGTTTACCTTAGAATCTATATCTGTTCATCAGGAAGCTCTAGTTATGCCTTCTTGGGATGTTCCTGCTACATTCCACTTCGATCAATGGGGTCAGAGTGATCTATCTCCAGCAGGCTTGGACTTGAATATCTCTGATCCAGATAATGTGGGTTGGATTATCGAGGGTCCTTCTTACGTGACTAAGAGTTATCCTCCGTCGGACCCTCTACCAATAAGTGGTAGTGGGGATGAGAGTTTGTCTCTGACACCTAATGGTAACAATTCTTCAGAGAGGACCTTTTACCTCGTTCTTGAAACTTCTGCTAAAGATGCAATTGCCACTTGCAGTTGTACACAGGATGGTTCACAATCAGTCGAAGACCCATCGTGGAATCTCCCGGCTACGCTGACATTTGCGGGAGATGGCGCCGAAGCAGTGGCTTTCAATATAACAGACAAAGACAGCGCCGGCTGGAGATTGACTCTTCCGGACTGGTGCTCTGTCAGCAACGGATCCAGCGACACCGAATTAGAGCTGTCGGCAGGGCCAAATGACACCGGATCTTCAAGAACCGGCACTGTACAATTGGTAAGCACTGATGAGAATACTGTCTATGCTACTTGTACCGTAACCCAGGAGGAGGATACGACTATAGAACAAGGATAAGACATGATCATCGACATAAATAGTTTAACCATGATGGACAGTTCCTACGCCCACATCCTCTCGGACGAGGCTTCCGCGGGGAGTGTCGTGGTCGGCACGGGCATATCGGCCACTTTGTTGTTGTTTTTCCAGCAATCATTCGAGAGGATGCTACCATACCTCGTCATCGCCGCCGTGGTCATCCTGATCGACCTCGTGTTCGGCATCAGGGCCGCCCGGCGCAAGGGCGACCGGATCAGGATAAGCAGGGCGATACGCCGCACGATAGGGAAGGCGGTGGAGTACTTCTGCTGGGCGGTGCTGGCCTCCAGCCTCGCCGTGGCGACGGGCTACACGGTCATCGAGACGGGGCTGATGCTCGTGGTCATCGGCGTGGAGCTGATAAGCATAGCGCAGAACTGGTATTTCTGGAAGTTCGGCCACAAGGCGAAGGTGAAGGTGGACGCGGCGAAGGTCATCGAGGCCGTCGTCCAGGCAAAGACAGGGGCGAACATCGAAGGGGCGGTCAGCATCGAGAAAGGAGAAGGGGAAAACAAAAAGGAGGCAAAAGACGATGGGGACAATCAGTAAGGATTTCAGTTACCGCGAGTTCGAGGCCTCGCAGACGGCGGAGCGCGGGGGCATCTGCAACGTGATAACGACAGCGGCGGTGCGCGACGCGGTGAAGGAGCTTGTGGAGACGGTTCTCCAGCCGCTCCGTGACAGGGTTGGGCATCCGCTGCGGATCAACAGCGGCTACCGATGCCCGGTGCTCAACAGGGCGGTGGGGGGAGTCCCGACCTCGCAGCACGTCAAGGGGGAGGCCGCCGACATCGCGGCGGAAGACCCCCACGAGCTGGCGAAGGTTGTCAGGGACACGCCGGAGATCTGGAGGGAGGTGGACCAGATTATCCTCTATCCGACATTCGTACACATCAGCCACCGCCGGGGCGGGCCGCAAAGGCAACAGCTGCTCTACAACAGGCGGTACAAGGGGCAAAGGCTCTGACTTGTCGGATTCTGACAATTAATTTGTGTTTGACGTTAATTTTTTAAGAGTTATGAAAGATCTACTAAAGAAAGCGGCCTACGTCCTTCTGTGGTCGTGGCAGCTGCCGCAGAACATCGCCGGGCTGGCGGTGTGGATGTATTACGAGAGGAAGGCTCACGGGAAGTCATGCCGTCAGCTCATCCGCGGTGTCAGTTATCTGCGGACATCCTCGATCGGGAGCGGGAAGGCCTTGGCTCTCGGCGAGTACGTCGTGCTGAACTGGTTCGCGGGCCACGACACAGTGGACCACGAGTTCGGCCACGTCAGGCAGTCGAGGATGCTCGGGCCTTTGTACCAGCCGCTGATAGGCTTGCAGTCACTCAGCCACGCCGCCGTCCACTACGACCTTTGCGGGAAGAAAAAGTACAAGCCTTACACCCACTTCTGGACGGAGCGGTGGGCCGACAGGCTCGGAGGGGTGAGGCGATGAAGCCGGGGTGGATCCTTCTGCTTGTTGCCGCGCTGGTGGCTGCGGTCTCCGTCATGAGCTGGAGGCTGGGCTACCGCGCGGCGGTCGCCGAGTTCATCGAGACACCCAAGGCTGATACCCTGATCATAAGGGACACCGTCACAATCGAGCATCCTGTTCCCATACTCACTACCGTCATCGACACGATCCTAGTCGCCTATCCCGACATCGTGATCATACACGACACCACCTTCGTCCAGCTCCCCAAAGAGCGGAAGGAATATTCCGGCAAGGACTATCGTGCGGTAGTGTCCGGCTACCAGCCAAGCCTCGATCTGATACAAGTCTTTCCGGAAACGAAGGTCGTGACCCGGACCATTTCCGTTCCGTCACGAAAAAGATCTCATTTTGCCCTATCCCTTCAGGCCGGCTACGGCATAACCATCAAGGACAACCGCATCACCCCGCTCCCCTACATCGGCGCCGGTCTCTCCTACAGCCTTGTCGAGTGGTAAAATGGTTAGAAATAGGACTCGTGGTGGCGGATGGACTCGTTGGCGGCGCGGGTCTCCAGAGGGGTGTAGAGGTCGGTCATCTGGAGTGAGTGATGACGGGCTTGGTCACGAACAGAAAGGAGATCGGTGCGGGCCTTGATCAGATCCGTTATGCCTGTGTCCTTGAGGCTGTAGAACTTGTACTCGGAAGGGAGCCTCAGATCCTTCTTCAGATGGTAGGTCCAGAAGTCTCCGAAATGCTTAGCCGGATGGTGTGCAGGTCCAGGACGAAAGCCGGAACTAAAAAGATACCAGTCAGCGGGGCTTGACAGCACATCAAGGTCGAGCATCAGTTTGAGAACACAATCAGGAAGGGTTACCACGGCATCCTTCCGGTTCTTTGAATATTCGGCCCTGACGGAAATGGTGCCTCCCTTTACCGAAATGTCACCGATCCTGATGTGGCTCATCTCTTTAGGGCGTATGAAGCAATAATAGAGAACATAGCAAGCCAAAAGATAGTGGCGGTTGCGGTCGCTGCAATATTCACGGATGGCAAGCATCGTCTCCTTCGGGATGACGGTGCGGTTCTTTGCACATTTGCGCTTACCCTGAACGGCGGTAAGATTCGCCGTGAAGTCCTCGCTGATGTAGTTCTTCTCCATAAGCCATCCGGCAAAGCTGCGAAGCCAAGAGAGGTAATTGTCTCTGGTTCTGGCAGCCTTCCCGCAATCAAGCCATAGCCAGTCGAGAAACTTCGAGACAACTGATGACTTTAATTGATAGACATAGCACACCGGTTTGTGTTGTTCGCTGTTCCAGCCACGGAACACGTTCAGGAACGAAGTGTAGCCATTGTAGGTCTTGACGCGCATGATGTCCGATTCCGTCAACTTGTACAAGTAACGGTAATATTTCTCACAAACATCATCAAAAAGAGTGTATTCCTCCGGATTGTTCAGGGTCAGGTAGGGATTCCATCCTTGCGAGAGCTGGTCGTTGATGTTGATGACCATGTCGTTGGCGTACCTTCTGCGGGCGGTCACGCCTTTTATCTTAGGCACAGACACCCTCTTTCTTCTCATGCGACCGGTTTCCGGATCGAGGCAATAGAATTCAACATACCAACGCTTTCCTTCGGCGACCTTTGCCGGAATAAAGCCATTCGTCGTGCGGAGACTTGAAGACATTTTTTTTGTTGGGGAAATTTTCGAACTCCCCAACAAAGGTTTGACAGGAACCGGCTCAGACAGCAAATTTTTTTGGCGCAAATCTGGCGCAGCATTTTTGACAATTTTGCCGCAATTCCTTGACTTGCAAGAAGTTGCGGCAAATTCGTAGCGGGGGGAGGACATTTCACGGGGGAATTCGGACACTCTCACCCCCAACTGAAAGCCGTCCAGGGCAGGCGGACCGGGGCGTTTGGCGCAAATTTGGCGCACGCCAAGACTTCTTCCGGACGGTTTTCCACTCCTTGTTCGCTTATTGTTTTTCATTAACCTTTTATTGTTTGCAAAAATATGCTATGTTTGCATAATCACTCATATAAAATTTGTTTTGGGGAAAGGTCACGCCGCGAGGCGCGGCCTTTCCTATTGCTTCTCAAGGATGGAGAGGAGACGGCCTATCTGGGCGTCCTTCTCCTTGATCTGGGCGTCCTTCTCCTTGATCTGGGCGTCCTTCTCCTTGATCTGGGCGTCCTTCTCCTTGATGCGCTCGTCGAGGAGCTCGATCTGGGCGCGGAGGACATCGGGGCTGTCGGAATAATATTGGCGGTTGTCGATGGTGTTGCCTATATTATTGTTACTATTGATAAAACCTTGATTGTTATCGGCGAAGTGGTGTGAATTATCCCTAAGCATACTACCTTCCCCTGTCATCAGCCACCCACGGTCAAATTCAGGAAATACAGATAAAATCTTACTCGCCATTGCCGGAGAGATAGACTTTGTTTTTCCCTTCAATATGTCATAAATAGCCTGAGGACGATCTAGCCCAATCCTCTCAGCCAGTTGTTTAGCATTCAACTTCGTATAAGTCAATACCTTTGCGATAACTTCTGTCATAGTCTAAAAAATCTTTAAGAATATTTCTGTAAATTTTCTTGATAATACAGATTTAATCTGTATATTTGCAGTGTGAATACAAACGATATACAAATGATATACATTCTTAAATGAGCGAAGATAATAATAAAATATTCACAAAACAAATGAGTTATGAGTGCAGAAAAGAAAACGGAAAAGACCTCAGTGGGCATCTGGAGGGTGTTCGCGGTGGTGGTGGCGGTCGCTCTGGCGGCAAACGCCGCTCAGGCAATGGCAGGAAAGGCGAATTTCGCGTGGTGGCATCTGCCGACGCTGATGATTTCGTACACGATGGGTGCGTGCGGAGACTGGCTCCGGAGGCTGTCAGCCGTCGCAAGGCTTATAATGATGCGATGGCGTGGCTGTTTACCGAGAAGGAAAACCCAGACCTGTGGATGCTGAAAGGCAGCACCACAAGGGACAGTGACGGACATCTTCATTAATATTCATTGGTTATGGGAAACCACGATGTAAACAGGGACAAGTTCCTTGATTTGATGGCAAAGCACCATCTGGATGCCGGGGTGAACGTGGTGAGGCTCTGGAACAAGGCGCAGGAGGGTGATGACATCAGGCGCTTGCGAGGGAGTTCATCGCTGACAGGCTTGGGCAGTGCCTTGCGGCTTGGGAGTGTGCCGCCGGTGCATGGAGGAACAACGAGTCCGGAAGACCGGAACCTGACCCGGGAAGATGGGACTGGGATCAGTTTATGGAATATCTGGGAAAGATACTTGAGGAGGATATTATTTACTGATATGTTGGCACATTACATCATAGAGGTTGCCGCCCTTGCGGTCGTGGCCGCATTGTTCTGGTGGGGGCTGATCAAGGAGTGGAAGGATGAGTGAACCGTAGCGCCGTGAGGCGTGAAAAATCCCGCGATGCTCCGTGGGGAGCGACAGAAAGTGAGACAGACAAAGTATTTATCTAGTTGTAGCCATATGTTTTAACGGTTCGACTCCGTCGCGGGATCCAAACAGGTTCTTTGAAATACTGGAATTGCCGTTAGAAGATAGGAGAGATGGCAAACTTGCGCCTTTTTGCAAAATCAGGAATCGTTCCTTATCTTTGTAAAAGACCAAAACACTTTGGACATGGGTAACATAGAGAAACAACTTCGCTATTACAAAGACAACGAAGCGTCTCTGCTCAAAGAATACGAGGGGACTTTTGTTGTCATATCGAACAATTTGGAAATCGACGCTTTCGGCACGATGAAAGAGGCATACGATTTCGGGTGCGAGCATTACGGACTCGGTAACTTCCTGCTCAGGGAGTGCCGTAAGAAGAATACCCGCAAAGTCAATATAGTAACACCAAGCGTAACTGTTCTATGATAACAGCATACACCCACCACTACAACTCCGTCCAAAGTAGGATTATCGTTGATTGTCGGATTTCTCTGCCAAACTCGGAGCCAGAGGAAGGGAGCGAACAGAAAGCGCTATGGGACACGGGAGCCATGGTCACATGTATATCCACTAAATTGGCCACGGATCTTGGACTCTCGGCCACCGACGAGACAATGGTGGTCGGAGCCAACAACGAGCCTTTCAAGGTTCCGACATATTGCGTTCAGATCATGATGGGGAATTTTGTCATTCCAATTCACAACGTGATTGGATTGCCTATGGACGGAAACGAACACAGTATGATAATAGGAATGGACATCATCTCCCAAGGGGATTTGTCCATAACTAATTACAGTGGCAGAACCGTCATCTCGTTCAGAACCCCATCCTTGGAGACAATTGACTACGTCAGCGAAATAGAGATCCAGAACAAATGCAACAAGCTTCATGCTATCAACATAAAGACAAAGCGTCCGGACAAGTGTGCTTGCGGAAGCGGTAAGGATTACAAGAACTGTCACGGGAGCAGCGTCTACACGAAAAACAATAGATAGCCTTCATCTTACTCGAATCAAGCGGCAATTCCAGTGTTTTGGAGTTGCCGCTTAATTTATTGTGTTATGAATGGAAAAGTAAGATTCGTGGTCACGGCCACGTACTACAACATCATCGACCAGTGATACTTCGACACGGTCGAGAAGGCGAGGGAGAAATACTCTGAGCTCCTGGTCACCAGACCGAAATGGGAGATCAGGGCCGAGAGAGAGGAGACTGTCCCGCAAGGGTCAGGATAGCTCGGTTGATGAACTCGGTCTTGTTGCCTTGATAGGAAGAGAGGAACGCGTCAACCTCGGGGGTGGACTGGAAGGTGTAGGACTTTCCGTGGGGCTTGGACTTGCGGCCCGCGCCGGAACGGGCGCCGCCCCAGGACGGAGACTCGGAAGGAGTTTGTGAAGATGACAGATTTTTGTTTTGCATACAATTTGTGTATTTTTGCAGCACCTACCAAAGGGGAGGCTGATCTCTCAGCCTCCGTTGGCGAACTAGATTGCGATTTCTATCGTGAATCTAAGTTTCCAAATCTTGATCGTAAATCTTGCGGACATACTTTTAAGACTTTGGTAGGTTTTTTCTTACTCCCTTTCAAGCGTTTCAGATTCCTCTTTCGCGGCTCTCCCTGAACCGCAATACAAATGTACGCATTTATTTTGAATTACACAATTATCTTTCAAGTTAATTTCAATTTATTTCGTTGATTATCTGCAAATTATACATACAATGAACATCAAGAAGATTTGGGAGACCGCGTCCCAGAAACAGCGGAACGAGCTGATGACTCTGATTGTGATGGACGGGGTGGCCTACCCTACGGCGTACTCGTGGTGCAACGGCAGCAGACGGCCAAAGCCACTCTATCAGGAGAGGATCCTGAAGTACGTGAAGGATGTCTTCGGAATTGAGTCCACCGCCGAAGAACTGTTCCCGGAAAGGAGGTAGTCATGTATGCGGACAAGGATTCAAGAGGTCTGGTCTCGGTGTTCGAGATGGACAGACCTGAATGGTCGGCACTCCGTGGGGCATGCCAAATGGCCATGCAGCTGTGGGAGGTCCAGCTGACGGAGTTCGCGGGGCTTGAAACGGCCAGGATGCAGACTTGGGAGATTCAGCGCAAATGCCACCTTGAGCAGTGCGTAGGTTTCGCGAGGAAGCTGATACACGAGATAGACCAGGCGAACGCGAGAGTAAATGACGATTCCCGCCGGGGGTTGTTCGAGAACGTGAACAGCGGCCCCGCCTTAGACCCGTTTGACTTATGATTCCGGATTATGTAAAAGACCAGATCAAGGAGAGGGACATTGTCTCGATCATCCAGGGCGAGGGCGTTGAACTCAGGAGGGAGGGCAGCCGCTACAAGTGCTGCTGCCCTTTCCACGGGGAGAAGACACCTTCGTTCGTGGTGACACCTTCGAGGAACATGTATCACTGCTTCGGGTGCGGACGTACCGGCGACGCCATCAGCTTTGTGATGGAGCGGCGCGGCATGACTTTCTACGAGGCGGTGGAATATCTTGCCGGGAAGCTGGGGATAGAGTACGAGAAGAGGGAGCAGACACCGGAGGAGAAGGCTGCTGAGTTCAGAAGGTCACAGATGATGACCGTGAACAAGCTGGCGGCAGAGTGGTTCATCCAGCGCTACAGGGAGTCGCCAGGAGCCAGGGAGTACATCCTGAAGAGACGCGGGATCAAGGAGGAGACCGCCGAGCTGTTCTGCCTCGGCTACGCTCCTGAGAAAGGCGGGCTGAAACAGTACCTCACGGGGCTTGGCTGGAAGGAGGACGTGCTGCTCGCCGCCGGGCTTGTCAAGAGGAACGAGGATGACGGCACCGTCTACGACACGTTCAGGCACAGGCTGATGTTTCCAGTCTTCTGGACGAGCGGCTACGTGGCCGGGTTCTCGGGAAGGTACATCGGCGACAAGCCGGGTGTCCCGAAGTACCTGAACACGGGAGAGACCGAGCTTTACAAAAAGAAGGGGATCCTGTTCGGATGGCTTCAGGCCAACATGCAGATCTACGCCACAAAGCAGGCCTACCTTGTGGAGGGCAACCTGGACGTGTGCCGTCTGCATGAGATCGGAGTGAAGAACGCCGTCGCCCCTTGCGGGACGGCTTTGACCCAGGAGCAGATCAGCCTCCTGAAAGCCAAGGCCGAAAGGGTCACTATCATCGGGGACACCGACGAGGCCGGTGTCGAGGCGGCGCTGAAGAACGCGAGAATGCTGACGGAGGAGGGGCTTTCGGTCAGCGTGATGGAGCTGCCGGCGGATCTCGGCAAGGACGCCGACGAGTTCTTCCGGACGCACCAGCACGAGTTCGACGAATGCAACCTTCAGAGGACGCACGACTATATTCCATGGATCTGCGAGAAATGGATGGAGGGAGCCGCGTCCCAGACGGAGAAGGCGGCCGTGATCACCGAGGTCTGCAAGCTGCTGGCGAAGGTACAGGACCAGAGCGCCGCCGACATGTACAGGGAGGCGTTCACCAAGCGCTACAAGTTCGGCAGGATCTGGACGCAGGAATATTTCAAGGCGAAGAATGACCAGGAGCGCTCCGAGGCGAAGGAGGACGGAACGAAGGAGATGCTCCAGAACTATGGCTTCTACGTCAAGAACAACTGCTACTACGGTGCTTCCAGATCCGGGAACGATGTGAGGTGGAGCAACTTCACGATGACTCCGATCCTGCACATCCGTGACGAGAAGAACGCCCGGAGGATATTCACACTGAGAAACGTCAAACAGCAGGAGGCCGTGGTGAAGCTGAACCAGAGCGAGCTGGTCTCGTTCACCGATTTCAAGACGCGTGTCGAGACGGCGGGCAACTACGTCTGGGAGGCCACAGCCAACGAGCTCACCTCTCTTAAGAAGTTCCTCTACGACGGCACACCCTCAGCCGACGAGATCAAGCAGCTGGGGTGGCAGAAGAAATGGGGCTTCTACGCATGGGGCAACGGCGGATTGGACAACGGGACATTCAAGTCGGTTGACAAGTACGGGATCATCGACATCAAGGGTCAGAAGTTCTATCTTCCGGGATGCGCCCTCGACACGAGGGACAACACGCAGGGCTATCAGCTGGCGAGGAAGTTCGTCTACACGGAGACTAACAGCGTCTCGTTCCGGGAATATTCCGAGAGACTGATCACCGTGTTCGGGGACAACGCCAAGGTGGCGCTCTGCTTCCTCTTCGCCTCGCTGTTCAAGGACGTGGTGACCTCGGTCACGACCTCTTTTCCCATCCTTTCGCTGTTCGGGCCCAAAGGCACCGGCAAGTCGGAACTGGGACACTCGCTGACTTCGTTCTTCATCGCCAACAACATCGCGCCAAACATCAACAACACGACCAAGGCGGCTCTTGCCGAGGCTGTGGCGGAGGTCAGCAACGCGGTGGTGCATCTTGATGAGTACAAGAACAATCTTGACCTTGAGAAGAGGGAGTTCCTGAAGGGTATTTGGGACGGTGCCGGGCGGTCAAGGATGAATATGGACAATGACAAGAGGCGCGAGACCACGGCTGTGGACTGCGGGGTTGTGATGAGCGGCCAGGAGATGCCGACAGCCGACATCGCTTTGTTCAACCGTCTGGTGTTCCTGACATTCAGCAAGACCACGTTCAGCGACCAGGAGAAGAGGAACTACGAGAGTCTGAAGCTTGTCGAGAAGCGGGGGCTTACCCATCTGACGAACCAGCTGCTGCAACTGCGGTCAAAGTTCCAGACGGATTTCCGAAGGGTTTGGGACGAGACGTTGTCGGACATGAATGAAAGGGTGCGGTCTTACAATGTCGAGGACAGAACACTGAGGAACTGGGCTATCCTGCTGGCGGCCTACCGGGCTTTGAGGACGGACATCGATGTGCCGTTTGACAGCGAGGAGATATTCAGGCTTTGCTGCAAGGGTTGCGTGGACCAGAACCAGAAGACCAGACAGAACAACGAGCTTTCGGGCTTCTGGGAGATTGTGGAGAATCTGGTGGCATCCGGACAGGCGTACATCAACATCGATTATAAGCTTTGCGCCGGGGACCGTCCGTTCGCCATCAAGGAGTCGGACGTGCCGTTCGAGCCGAAGCACGGAGTGCGGTACATCTATCTGGCTTTCCAGCGGCTTTCGGCTCTCTATATGAAGGAGGGCAAGGACGTGAACGGGAAGGTGATCCCGAGGGATTCGCTGAAGTACTATCTTGAGCATTCGCCGGAGTTCATCGGTACGGCCAAGTCGATGCGGTTCAAGCTGCTGGAGAACAAGACCTACGTGTCGAGCAATCCGGAGACCGGCAAGAGCCGCGTCACCACGGCGATGGTCTTTGACTATGACGCGCTGAAGGTCAATTACGGAATAGATCTGGACATCTCTACGGACACGTTGGAGATCGGTGACAACCGCACGGCGGCCAGCATTCCCCCGCCGGTAGCCGAGCCTGCCGAAGAGACCGATGCCGAACTTTGGGAGAAATAGCGACTAATGGAGGACCTTCGGAGATATGTTCTGTATTCAAGGAAGCAGGAGGAGGCGTTCCGGAACAGGTACGCCAATGTGATTGCGGCCAGGCGGCGGGCGTATGTGAAGTGGCTGCGGAGTCTTCCTCTTCTGGAATGGGTGGACTATCTCGTTCAGGTCTCCCCACGTGACTACGAGGCTGTCATCGGCCTGATCTGCGTCTGTCATCAGGAACGCCTTGTCAGCATCACTTTCAGTCCCGACTACCGCCGGATCAGACGCGATCCGGACACTCCGGAGGAATTGGAAGCTGTGTTCGGTATGGAGATGTGACGATACTTTTTTAGGAAAGGATTGGAAGTTAAGGAAAGAATGACGATATTTGCGCTAAAATTTAGCGATAACTAAAATGAGTGATGGCTGAATACTTGTACAAATTATTTGAGGATGTTGACAATGAGAATGACTACTTGTTCTTCAAATTGTTCATTGATGGGGAGTGTCAGTTTGAACAGTTCTATGAAAAAGTGACGGAGAATGCGAAGTCCAAGGATGCCAAAAGCATGGACAAGATCATCGCCTATATGGATATGTTCGGCCCCATATTGCTGCCGAAAGAGAAATTTCGCAACATCAAAGGGCTGAAAAGGGACGATGTCTTCGAGTTCAAATCCAACGACCTCAGAGTGTATGTGATACTTAGAAAGCCCCATGTCTATATAGTCATGGGCGGATATAAGAAGAATCAAGACAAGGATGTAGCAGTTCTTGCCAAGAAGATAAAAGAGTTTTAATTATGAGCCGTGAAAGAGTATTAAGATCGCCGGCGTACTGGGCGGCGAAAATCCAGATGGCATTATACGAATGCGCGGAAAAGTTTATGAAGCGGAAGGGGATGAATAAAAAACAGCTTGCTGAACATCTTGGAGTATCAGCCGGATATGTGTCTCAGGTCCTGAACGGAGACTATGACCACAGACTTTCCAAGTTCGTGGAATTGTCGATGGATTTCGGATATATTCCAAAAATCCAGTTTGCGCCTATAGATGCCGTCGTGGAAGAATGCGGACGCAAAGTGACCGCGAAAAGTTACGCCTGCGCAACATTCAAGCCTACTGATGATACTGAATATCTAAACGCTGCATAATATGGTAAAGTTCAGAATGACGGGGGTCACCATAGACCAGTTTGCAATACTTGCGGACGAATATGAGAAAGTGAAGGAATGGCAGGTGGATGTGGATTTAACCTCATCCTTCTCCTTGGATCCGTTGGAAGCCGCGATTAAGATGAAATTTCTTTTCAGACACCAAGACACAAAGATGTTGATGCTTGAGCTTACATGCAGATTCAAGATTGACGGTGCGGAAGAGTTTAAGGTAAAAGACGGAAAGATGATTGTGCCATCCGGATTTGTGGCGCATCTGGCCATGCATACCGTCGGCACAGCCAGAGGGATACTCGTGTGCAAGACAGAAGGGACTCCTTATAGCCAATACATACTCCCTCCAATCAATGTGGCCGATATGATCACGAGTGACATAAGGATAGCATTAGATCGAAAAACCGCATCCGAATAAAAAAGCGGCATCCTTCCGGGTGCCGCTTTTCGTCCTTTTGGAACGGGCGGTCGAGCGGTATTTTTGCGGAAAGGTGTGTGGCGGTTACGCTACACAACACAATTCGCAGAAATAGCCATGACTCGGACAAACAATGAGATAAACCTCAGGCTGGTTGACTGGAGCCGGATCGGAGAGTCAGAGATGCCGATAATCCGCAGGAGCGGAACGACACCCCTAAAACTGACGGCCTTCAACTCAGCAAGAGCAGAAAGAAAACCATGCGGCGGAGTCCACTTCTTCATCGACGACTACCAGTTCGAGAGGGTGTGGAGGAATCCCTCGGCCTATGTCAACATGCTGGGACGCTTCCAGTGCGCACTCAGCCCAGACTTCAGCTTATTCGTGGATATGCCGGAGCCGATGAAGATCTGGAACGTGTTCCGGAACCGGCTGCTCGGAAGCTGGTGGCAGAAGAACGGCATCGATGTAATTCCATCGGTCAGCTGGGCTGATCCCGATAGTTTCAGATATTGCTTTGCTGGGATAGAGCCGTACGGCGTTGTCGCTGTTTCTACCATAGGACCAGGAAGATCAGGAAGGACAAGGAGCCTCTGGGGGATGGGAGCCGAAGAGATGGTCAGGAGATTACAGCCGCACACCGTGCTTGTCTACGGTGAAGGAATCCAGTTTGACCACGGCGGTGCCGAAGTAATAACATTCAAGAACACCGGTATCGACAGGCTAAGGAGGATTGGGAATGGGAGGTAGAGGCAGTTTTTCAGGAGGCGGCGGAGGCTCGGTTTCCGAATGGTTCAATGAGAAGGATTTCAAGCATGAAGATGACATTGACGGAGCCGCTGTCCTTCGGCAGACCAAGGATACGAGTAACAAAGAACCCGTGTACGCCGGGAACAGCAACTGTTACATAATACTGGACAAAGATGAAGATGTACCCAAAAACATATGCTACTACAAAGACCATAAGCTTAAGTATAGCATAGATTTTGATTACAAAGGCAATAACATCAATGTGCATCAACACGCGTGGGAGTCTAGACCTGACCCCAAAGGCGGCAATGACATTATCTTCAGGAAAAGGCACGATAAAAGTAACATTTTGCCCGTGTCACAAAAGAAGCTTGGGCTTGTTAGAAAGATTATCAAAAAATATGGACTTGATGAACGATATAGAATCACGATTGAAGGCGGCTGAGGACAACATCATCGGCCTTGTGTACTATAAGAAAAAATTCACTGATGGAAGGTGGCTGCCAAAAGAAGGCAAACCTTACCCAAAATATGGATACAGGGAAAGGATTCCTTTGGATCCGCCCAAGGACGTTCTGATTACCAGAGAGATGATCGGATGGGATAAAAGCAGCGTACTTGACGCCAAACTGGAAGGATGGGGAGACGATGTTTTGGGGTACTATATGGACATGCCCATAGACATCAAATTCCTATACGACAGGAGGATGTTTTTCATCGAAGGGGCTTGCCATGTTCATAGGGAGGGACGAGGCGGACTCTACGTCCTCTCCGAGGAGACAGTTCTCAATCCGAATTGGAACGGAGAATGGGACAAACGGTGGGACGGGCCGTGGGATACCTTAAAGGAATGGTATATGAATGAGGATGCCGAAGTGTTCGCGAGGGAAGCCACCATCGATGGGATTCCGATAAGAAAAGTTCTCGATCATTCTCTCATCATTTCTTTGATGTAAAACACAGACATAATCCATTTGCAAAGGGCGGATGAAGATCAGGTATCTTCGTCCGCCCTTACGATTTTTATTGGAGGGAAGTGGGCATAATGGGGATTTTAAGGGCCAATGGCGAAAACTATAAGAAAAATAAGAATATTTGCTTACAAATTTCACGAACGATGGGATTTTCGAGGAAATTGAGGGAAATGAGGAGAATCAGTGTCATTGTGCTAAAAATCGGCACAAGTAAGAGAAATGCTTTCATCTATATTCAAACAAAATAACTGTTTATCTTATGTTATCTATTGTAGTTCTTCGATTAATTACGTAAATT